TCGCCATACTGTACAACATATACATTTGTGCTTGTTGCAACTGGTGACTGTGTAGGTGTTTGAACATATTCCACCGGTCTATCTGCTGTTGCACCAGTGCGATAGATTGATGGGTCAACGAAGATTACATTTTCATCTAATGTTCCATAGTTGCTGGTGTACTGTTGAATTGTTCCGTATGCGGAAGTGTCTACCGTATGACTTCCGTCGTTATTGCCCCAAGCCGCTACCCACTTATCGTATGGATCACATTCAGGTGCAAGGTAGCCAAGCCATGATAGCGATGTATAAACGCCTGTGTAGTACCCAGCCGAAGCAATCACATCGCAGAATGCACGTGACATAGGCGCAATGTTGTCGTGTGTGATAACAACACCATTATTGACTTTATAATGGTCTGCATCTTCCATATCAAGCCATACACCAAGCCCAATATCCACGCCACTAATAATGGATAGGAAGCGTTGTGCTTCTTCGATTGCCTGTGCTGTGTTTAGCGCATAGGAATAGAAGTAAACACCGATTGTGATGCCTAAACGTTGGCACTCTGAAACATGTCGTCTGAATGAATAGTCTTCACGACTTGCAACACCGGCGCGTAAGATAGCATACTTTCCGGCGTAAGGCGTGAAGTCAAAATTTGGTTGATGCTCTGAAACATCAGGTACGTTATAAATTCTCATTTTTCTTTTTCCTCTTTTCTATCTAAAAAGGCGGCCTTATTGGTCGCCTTAATAGCAATATTTATATTTTCTTCCAGCCTAAACCTGTAGGCTCTCTTATGTTTTTATCCCACGTACATTCGTAAATGCCACCTTGATAAATAACTTTATCTCCCTTGTTGTACTCTTTGCCTTTTACCCACTCAAGATAAGTAGGCTTATTCTCTTTTGTGATTTCTTTGTACAAGGCAACTTCTTTATCAGGTGTTTTATTTGATTGTGATACATGGTCTATGATTGCTTCATACGGTTTTCCTTCATATTTGAAGCGCTCTCCTTTGCGATAAGGAAATTTAAAACCGTTCCACGTATCCAATTCATCGCATAGGCGAATTACATCTTCAGGGCTTGCATGGTTCATGCCAACAAGAAACACGTTTCGTTGTAACTCTAATTTTGCTCGCAACTGTGCCAGTTCCATCTCTGTCGCTGGAATTTCTTCAAAGTCGAAACGAATAGATACGTTGTTTTCATCAACTACCTTCGTTTCAAAGCCCAACATTTTAACTGTTTTAAACTGATATAAAGCGTTTTCCTTGCCGCCGATAGACTCTACTATCTTTGCGTTTGATACGTTCTTTTGGTTCATGAGAACCGCCGTATCATAAACCCTTTTAAAGGGTATCATCAATTCAAAACTATTTTTTTGATATGACAAAATTTCAAATGTTTTGCCGTCATTTAACTGTATTTCCATCTATTCACCTTGCTTCCTATGCCGTTCTACGCCAAATATTGACGGCGTAATACGGTGGCAGCGTGCTGGCTTCCGCCGTTTGTCCAACAACCTGCGTAAAGTGGTTCCAGCCTGTAAAGCCAGTACCAGTACCAGCAACAACATACGTTGCATTGCCTACCGCGGCTAAGTTTGTATCGTTAGCCGCCTTATAACCAATAACATTTGCGTTGTTATTGGTTGCACCGATTGCCGCCGCTAGATTACCATTACGCCCATCTCTATTACCGTGTGCATGAGTAGCACTACCGCCCTGTGACTTAATAGGTGTGTTTTCACTTGCGCCAATGAGTAATCTATCGTTTATCTTTTCCCATGTTCCACCGAGAATGATGTTTGGATCGTAGTCCTTATTCTCATTCATGAGGATTGAGCCAATCGGATAGAAGAAATCTATCAATCTTTGATAGGTGTTGTTCATCTTCAAATAAAACGCTTCTGCACAAAAGTTACCATTTACATCAACTTGTGTCTTTCCAAGTTGCATGAGTGCTTTTTCAATAGCCAACGTAATATCACGGCTGATTGACTGTCCAAAACTATCGGTGGCTGTTAGCGTATATGTATACGCTTGGTTAGGATTCGCCCCACCAATCGGCTTTGTTGCGGACCATTTATTACCATTGAGTAATCCTGATGTATTACCAGTTGCGCTACCTGTAATCGTGATGTTGATTGCGTTTGTTGTATTGCCGACCTTGCCATTCCAATATTCACCATCGGCACTGATTGCACCGTTGCTACTTTCCGCACCATTACGTGCCACATTCAAGTTGATAATTGATGGTCTAACATATTGGTGGTACTTCGCTTTTTGAGTCCATGTTGTCACATTGTTTCGACTATCTGTAGTGGTAATCGTGTAAGTAATCTCGCTGTTTGCATTTGTTAAACCATCGAATAAAACATCCGCTGTTGCTGTATTGACTGTTTTATTAAAAGTTCCAACGCTTACAGTGATTGATCTAATCGTTGCATGTTTCTTAGCACTTGCCGCTACTTTAACACGTTTCTTAGATAGTAAAGACATGCATTCATATACGTTAGGTATATATGCTTTTGCAATGCCTTCATCTGTAACAACTATGCTATCTAACGTTGGACTATCTGTGATTGTAAGTTCTTGCTTATATTCAGCACTTTCACCAATCTTAGTTTTAAAATCAGCCGTCCATGTTTCTAAAACAATTCCGATTTCACATTTACCTTTATCAAGATTTTTTGTCAGTTCGTAAATTCTATCCCATTCCGTTTCGGACATCGAAACAGTAGAACCACTTATGTAAGGCTGAACAACCTTAATCTGTTCAACATTTACGATACTAATACGCATACGTTCTCGATAAGCATTTACTTTTCTTGTGTACGTAATAGCGTACTTATTTGCGTTATTGTCCAAAGAATAAGTATCAGCAACGTTCTTTCTTGGAATGTTCCTGCACGTTACGTCACCACTTAGCGATGTATCCATTAACGGATACGCGCCGAAAGTTAAACTAGCAGATAAACTTGTACTGTAGTTTCCGTTATCATCATGTCCAGCCCAAAAACCACCCCTTAGAATGTTTTTAGATGTTTCAAAATGATAAGGAGAATTACCACTAATTGGAGTACATCCCGTACATGCGATTACGTAATTACCACCGTATGTATTTCCTTGTATCCATTCTGTATCGAGAGATACTTCAATCCATGATTTATTGTTTTCAACATCTATCCATTGGTCAGGTTCTCTCGCCCATAAAACGATGTCGTATATACCACCATTTACATTTTTATGGACTTGTGCAACTTTTACCCAGTTGTTGTCTAATGCAACCATACTTATTCACCACCTATCCAATAAATGTTCGTACATGCAACAGTTTCACCGCTGATTTCTTTTAATGTTCCGCGCTTAAACTTGTGTGCACCTGTTGCAAAGTTCCCCTCTGCTTTTAACGACTGTACACGTGTTTCAGTAGAATTAACATCAACCATGACTTTCCCATTAACCACGATCTTCGATGATTTCTCATCAAGTACCTGTTCAGTTGTCGAACCCTCTTTGCCTTGAATATGCATGCCGTCAGACTGCAACTTGATTTGTTTCAGGACAGCAGTTTTACCGTCTATCTCTTCTGTTAGCGTTTGGCTAATACTATCTTTCGTCAACTGCAATTCTGCCTTTGTTGCATATTGTTGTGTCTGTGCTTCTAATGCGTGCAAATCATCATTTGTTGATTGTAAAGATTTCTTGATCGCTGTCGTTTCCTGAACTGATAAATTAACAGAATTGTTTAATTGCTCGATTGCTGTTTTGTTTGAATAAGAAACTTCATACAATCTATCCAACGCATCATCATAGGAAGGTGTTGTATATCCAACGTGCAAATCTGTATATGTTATTTTGTATCTGGTCCAAACAAATTTACCTGTTGTAACTTGTGGCTTTGTATCGGACCATTCACCGCCATTTAATTCTGTTTTGGATGTTGAAAGATAATATTCACGAATTGGGTCGTCTTTAATTCCAACACCTGCAGAACCGGTATTTCCGTTTTTTGTAACCGCATATTCATCGGATGATGTTCCATCAGAATACAATGTCGTCTTTTTAATCCACAAATACATTCCATCATTTAATAATGGCGGTTCTTCTGACCATTCACCATTCGGAACAATCGTTCCTGATGTACTACCTTGATAAGTCACCTTTGGCGTTCCAACGATACCACGTCCAGATTCTCCTGGTTGACCAGTTAAATCAACTGGTGTGTGTTTGATTTCCGTTCCGTTTTTTAAAATATCAACTGCCATCATCCACATATGCTGTCCAGAAATACTGGCAGGTCTCACTGTTGACCATTCAGTGCTTTCTTTGCTCGGCTCTCCTGTAAGGCTTGTCTGTAGATAATACATCTTATTTCCAGATAGTTGCGCACCATCAATCGAATCAACGTTCTTCTGCATTGCTTCAATTGCAGAACCGTTTGATTTAACCTTCAGTTTTGTTTCTTTCAGCTCATCGTTGGTGGATTCGACCATTTTCACAACAGTAGATTTTGCATCTTCGGTAATTTCAGCCGCATATTTTCTTGTGTTATCAATATTTGACTGTGTAATTTCTGCATTTGCTTTTACGTTTTTTTCAACAGTTTCTACAACATATTGATTAATGCTTGTCTGCATATTCGTTAAAGTCTGCTTTTTACTGCCAAATTCCAATGTTGTTTTATGTGGCTCGACAACATCAATCGTGCGAGAAATAACTCTTAATTTTTCATCGATATCCAATAATTCATTTCTTACAGGATAGATGTTTCCAACTGTCAATTCATCAGAATCAACATCAATAAGCGAAAGATCAAATGCATCTATTTCATAGCTAACTGTGATACGATTGTTTTCCTTCAGCCATGCAGCGCCTTTTGATTTCAAAATCTCTAAAGAATTTACGTCATCCCAAAATTGAGTTGTTTCAACCACGCCATAACGTGATAGATATTCTGCATCTTCAACATATGGCTTTCCACCATTTACAGAAGATATTGATAGACGTTCTTCCGTCTCCTTCTCGTTTCCTGATTCATCCTTCGCTTTGATTTTTGCTCCATACGGATATAAGCGAGTAATCAAGGAGCTAGAGTCAATCTTTTGTGTAATTGATTGCATGTTTTTCGCTAAAACAATTGATGTACTCTTTTCTTCACCTGTTTGTTTTAAATAATCAAGATACAGCAAACCATTAACGTTTCGAAATTGAAATTCTCCACCGGATTTCTTCACAAGTTTTTCAACTAGTGTTTTCCATGAAGAGTCATATTGAATTCCAATATAGATATTGTCGTTTGCATCTACAGCCTGCACATTCCCTAGATTGATTACTTTTGAGACGTCAACCCTCGCATTATGCACTTTCAAAATTTGCTGTAGAAGCCCCTTAGTGGTCCAATTCTTCGGAACACAATATTCCTGAATAGTATCATTCAAATAAGCTAATTTCCCTTCACATGTAACTCTCTTTAAAATTAAGCCACTAGAATCCATTGATGGCTCAACAACAAGAACACGACCATCAAAAGCAATGTGTTGATGTTTTTCATCGTACACTTCAACTTTCGTATAGAATGGAGTTAACAGTTGGTATCCTGCATTATTTGGATAAATCGAAAAGGAAAAGGAAGGAATCGCGTTGATTTCTTCCTTTATTTTCCCATTGGTAATTTTCTCAATATTTCCATGAATGATAGTTTCGTTTATACCATTAATCAATTTAACAACATACATTAGAACACCTCTTTATAGAAACGTATCTTCCCATTTCCCGTAAGCGTATATGTCATTTGATTGTTCCCTTTTTCAAGTGTGAATAATTGATGTTTTCCACTTCCAGAAATTACATATTTCTTTCCACTAACTTGAACTGTCAAAGTATCACTTGTTTCAACAATTGGAACAATTCGGTGATCACTATCATTTTGAATCATTAGCGAAACATTCGTTCCTGCCGCAAGCTCAATTACTGTTTCAGTATTTGCATACATGTATGGATGGCAAATGAATTTAATCGTTAATTCGCCTTGTCCATCATCCTCTTCCCAGTCTGATTCATGGTAAGAACCAACAAAATGTACGTGTGGATAGTCGTCATCATGAATATCTTCTTCATGTACTTCGCAAAGCCATGCAGAAACATCATGTTTCTTTGCGTTCATTTCTTCCGCATCATTGCCAGTGATGTCAAATGTATATGAAATGATTCTATCTTCATATGTAAGTTCACCATTCAATTTCGAAAAATCATGCGAACCATTCATATAAGGCACTGTTTCGCGAATGCGTTTAACGCTTGGCATCTCAACAACTTTTTTACTAACAAACAAGCCGAAATCCCTGTAAGAGTGCTTGCTATTGATACTGATTCCGTTTTGCAAGTTACCAGCTAAATTTATCATAATGCAAGCCCTCTTTCCATTAGATTAACACGACTAGCAGACACTCTATCATCTGCTGTAGCAGTTGCTTCAGCAATCTTATTGTCATCTACATATAAATTGATAGGTCTATCTATCACTGACATAAGTCTGTTAAACAAATCAAATATATTTCCAAACGCTAAACTATTTAAAGCACTTTGCACTTGTTCATATACAAAGTTCTTTCCAACTACCATTTCAGCGCCAGCTTCACCGACACCAATTATAGATGGCTGATTAAATACATAAGGTTGATCCATTGCCTTTGCATACCATTCAACCCCAATTTTTGGCAAGCCTCCTTTTAACCAATCTAGCGGATTGATACTTCCGCTAATAGAAAAGTGTGGCAATGGAATATGTGGCCATTCAAAATGGAAATTGAACAATCCTTTTACGAAATCAATACCACTCTTAAATCCGCTTTTAATTCCATCCCAAAGTGCTAATGCTCCGCCACTAATGCCATTCCACACAGCAAGAACTGTGCTTCCGATTCCTCCAAATACACCACCAATAAAATCGCCAACACCTTTAACACCATTCGAAATAATGTCGATGCCAGTCATGACAACATTTCTAAATCCTTCGCAGTTATTCCAAAGAACGATGATGATTGCTATCAGTGCGACTATTCCAGCAATGACAAGCGCTGCAGGATTGGCCATCATCACAAAGTTAACTGCCATGATTCCCTTTTGCAACGTTGAAAGTACGCCGATCATAGTTCCGATAATGACTACGATTTCTCCAATTGTAACAATTGCATTCTGTGCTTCAGGACTAAGACTGTTCCATGTATCATTAATGGCAGAAATCATATCAGAGAAATTGGAGATTGCAGGCGTCAATGTAGTTAGAATTGATTCTCCCAAATCACTCAATGTCTGCTGTGCTTTCTGTTGTGCCACGACCATGTCATCGCCAGAATCCTTCATCTCATCATACATTCCAGAAACTGTTGATAACGCTCCTGTTTGATTTTCTAAAGATTTGCTCATGATGTCGATTGAAGAAACTCCCGATGATTGTAGCATTGCGATAAAGTTCTGTGCTTTCGCACCGAATATTTCCTGCGCATCAGCTGCAGACATTTGGCCAGAAGATAGTTTCGCAAGAACTTCATTAAATGCTTCAACGCTTGCAGTGCCGTCTTCAGACATGTTTTTTGTTGCCTTCATCAATCCAGCGACAGCTTGCGATGCATCAACACCAGATGCTGCGAAATATCCCATCAAACTTGTAACCTGTTCAAGTGATAAACCCATGGTGTCATGTAAAGCTACGCCGGCAGATGACGCCATTGAAGAGAGATCACTAAAAGATAAACCATACATCTGTGAAGCTTGCATCATGATGTCAAGTGACTTATCATACTCTGTTCCAAATGCCATACTCATCGAAATCATCGAGTCTGTAATACTAGATGCGGACTCACCAGAAATCTTGGATAATTGCGCAACATGCATCATTAACGGTTCGATTTCCTCATCCGTTAAATCGCACTTCGTTGCGACTGTAGCCATTGCATTACCTAAATCATTCATATCAGCAACAGGAATTGTTTTAACAATATTCTTCAACGCTGTTTCAAGTCCTGCCATCTCCGCTGTTGTTCTTCCTGTGCCAAATTGAATTGTGTCTAATGCATTGTCTGTTTTATCTCTAGCTTCAAGCGTGCTTTTGCCAAAGTCAACAAGTTTATCCGCTGCATTTTTGGCCGCATCCCCAATCTGATCAAGAGCATCTTTTGTTGCTAAATACTTTGTATTCGCTTCCGTCTGTTCTTCAGCAGATTGTTTCGTTTTATTCGCTAAATCTTCAGTAGCACTTGCATTACTATTCAGAGCCTGTTCAGCAGTTTCAAGTTTTCCTTTAGCTGCTGTCAGTTCTTGATTGATGTTCTCTTGTTCTGCTTGAGCATATGCTAAATTCTTGGTCCACTTCTGCACTTCTTCTGAATTCTCACCAAAAACGCGTTTTGCTTCGTCCAAAGCTTTCTGTGTATTCTCAACTTTTTCTGTTGATGCATCGTACTTGGATGTAAGAAGCGATACTCGTTGCTGTAAGAGGTTTATATCTTCTGAATTTCCCTTCAGTTGCGTAGAGTTCAATTTCAATTGAGCATTATAAACTTTGATGTTATCATTCATCGTTTTAATGCCAGATGTAAAATCGCCTATATCCGCACTGAATTTGATTTCAGCAGAATTCTTTTTTGCCATTTACTTCACCTCTCTTTCTTTTTTATTTCTTCTGCATCTTTTCGTACTCAATCCATTTCTCCCACGATTTATATGCAGTATAGTTATCCGAAATTTTCATTAAGGACTTATAAGGAAAATGCCAAAACACTTCTTCAGGAACGCAAACATCGCAAGGCATGAATGGCATTACCA